GAGCGACTCTCCAAAGAACATACTATAATTGTCTATACTTGTAAAGCAAAACCAGATCGAGGCCTCGTTAACGGAAAAACTGGAACTGAATTAATATGGGAATGGTTAAAAGAACACAATATGGCCCAATTTGTTAGCAAAGTGACCGCTGAAAAACCGCGCGCCAAATTTTATATTGATGATAAAGCCATTGAATTTAAAAATAACTGGATCGAGATATTAAAAAGGGTATTTTGAAAATGCATAATGCATATGAAGTGACACATCTATTTGAAGAAACCATCGCCGAATATTGCGGCGCAAAATATGGTATCGCTGTGGACAATGCGACAAATGGACTATTTTTATGCATGAAATATCTAAAACTTAAAGATGAAGAGATTACAATTCCATGTAGAACATTTATGTCGGTACCATGTGCAATTATTCATGCCGGCAATAAGGTCAAATTCGAAAAAAATCATTCGGCAATTGTTGGAACAACGTTAAAGGGCGAATATAAGCTAGAGCCATTTCCAATTTGGGACAGTGCACTAACCTTTAAACGGGGAATGTATCGCCCGAAACAGCTTCAGGTTTTGTCATTTAGTGGTCCACACAAATTTCTAAAGCTTGGAAAGGGTGGAATGATTTTAACTGACAATGAAGAAGCTTACGAATGGCTGAAGAGAGCAAGATATTTTGGCCGCCGCCCGGTCGATCACAGCGTGGAGAGCTTCGACATGCTCGGGTGGAATTACTATATGCTTCCAGAGATAGCCGCTAGAGGAGTTGTGTTGATGTCGGCCATAGGTGATAATAATGAAGACATCGCCCTAGAATATCAAGATTTATCACAATATACCATATACACAGAGGCAAATAGATGAAAAAAGTTATATTAGTACAACCATATTATGAAAATATATGGGAGCCAATTGGGCTTGGTTTTATTGCATCATATTTGAAAAAGTATTTTGTGGACGATCTTGATTTGCAATGCTTTCAAGGAAATTTTGACACCGACAAAACAATAATAGACGCCTGCGCTGATGCAGACGTTGTTGGTTTTTCTTGTACGTCTCCCGCTTGGCCTCATGCATTGAGGCTTGCCGAGTCTATAAAAAATAAAAACCCAAAAGCGCGCACGGTGTTTGGTGGTTTTCATCCATCGGCTCTTCCGGAGGAATGTGCTGCACATCCATTTGTGGATCAGGTGGTTATTGGCGAGGGTGAAGAGGTATTTTTAGATATCGTTAATGGAAATACCGATCCAATTGTGCAAGGAACTAAGCCGGCCATGCAAGACCTCCCATGGCCTGATAGAACGATCATTAAGAATTTTAGGACCGTGGATTTATGCGAATCAATGAACGGAAAGAGAATTGCGTCGTTTCAGTGTAATAGAGTGTGTCCAGTTAATTGTGCATTCTGTGCCGAGCGAATTGTTACAGGAAGATTTAATAGAAGAAATAATCCAATTAGAACCCGCGATGTGAGTGAACTTTGTGATGAAATTGAGCACGTTATAAAAGAGCTGGATTTAAATTACTTTAAGTTTGTTGATGCTACTTTTGATATATCGGCTAAGTTTGTGATTGAATTTTGCAAAGAAAAAATAAACCGTGGTATTACAACTGAGTGGGAGTGTTTAATTCATGCCAGCTTTGCGAATGAGGAGATGTTTGAGTGGTTAAAGAAATCTCAGTGTCACCAAGTTAATGTAGGATGTGAAAGTGGCAGTAATAAAATTCTGCGGGATATAGGCAAAGGATTACAGGTAAAAACAATAAGAAGAGTTTTTGCATGGGCTAAAAAACACGGTGTTGAGAGGAGAGGATTTTTTCTATTCGGGATGCCCAATGAAACCAGGGCTGATCTATTATTGACTGAAGAGCTAATAGACGAAATTCAACCAGATGTGGTAGGATTTACAATTTTGTGCCCATATCCTGGTACAGCACTGTATGATCCTGAGCTTCATAAAGACGTGAATTGGGAAACTGCCGACGAGTATTCTAATGAATTTTGGTGTACGGAGCACTTTACGAATATTGAATTGAAGGCACAGCAAGCGTATTTCAAAACAAAGTATGATTTATTGCTTTGCGAACGACAGGAAGATTCTTCACAGTCTGGTGGTTTTGGTGACATGAGAGAATTAGAAAAGCAAACGACATCGACACCAATTGGCGCAAATGTTAAAAATGCCAAAAAAGAAATTTAAGGAATGAAACTATCGTGAATTTGCTGGTTACAGGTGGTTGTGGTTTTATAGGGTCTAACTTTATAGAGATGATTTTGCGTACAAAGCAAAGTAAGGTATCTAAAGTTGTGAACTTAGATGCTCTCACATATGCTGGAAATCTTGAGAATACCAGCGATTTTGTACATAATGAAAAATATATTTTTGAGAACGTAAATTTGTGTGATTCTCATCGTGTACTTGATGTTTTGACGCGTCATGAAATTACCCACATAGTTCACTTGGCAGCCGAAAGTCATGTTGACAATTCCATCTTGGATCCTTCTGCGTTTATAGAAAGCAACATAGTGGGCACATTTAATTTGCTCAGGGCGGCTCGTCAATTAAAGGTAAAGAGATTTCATCATGTTTCGACCGATGAGGTTTATGGCGAATTAGGAAATTCAGGAAAATTCCATGAATTAACGTCTTATGATCCACGCAATCCATATTCAGCATCAAAGGCATCTTCTGATTTTCTAGTTAAAGCATATTTTCACACTTATGGATTACCCGCGACAATTTCTAACTGTTCTAACAATTATGGACCAAGACAACATAACGAAAAATTGATTCCGATAATAATAAATTCGATCTTAGCCGGAAAGAAGATTCCTCTCTACGGAAGCGGCACGAATGTCAGAGATTGGATTTATGTGCAAGATCACTGCGATGGCATCTGGTCGGTATTGACCACCGGAGAATTAGGCGAAACATATTGTATCGGTGCAAATTGTGAAAAAAGAAATGTTGATGTTATTGAAATTATTTGCGATGAGCTTGGTGTGCAGTCTGCCAACTGTGTTGAGCATGTTAAAGATAGAGCAGGGCATGACTATCGTTATGCGATCGATAATACGAAGATTGTGGAAAAATTAAATTGGACTCCTAAGGTTGCGTTCGATCAAGGAATAAAGAAAACAGTTGAGTGGTATCATGAAAGATATTAAGGGTATAGTTTTGGCCGGAGGATTAGGGAGTAGACTTCTTCCGCTTACGAAAGTGACAAATAAGCATCTTCTTCCGCTTGGCGGAGAACCAATGATATATCATCCAATTCGAGCACTCGTCAGTGCAGGTATTAAAGATATTATGATTGTAACAGGTGTAGAACATTGTGGAAGTATTATGTCGCTTCTTGGGAGTGGAGCAGAATATGGGTGTTCATTTACGTACAAGGTTCAGGATCGTCCTGATGGAATCGCCGGCGCACTGAGGTTGTGTAGAGGATTCGTCGGCACATCGTCTTGTGTTGTGGTGTTGGGAGATAATATTTTTAAAGAGAAATTAGCTCCTCTCATTGAGACGTTTTTAAACAGTACTAATGATTGTATGTTATTTTTTAAACATGTTTCTGACCCAACCAGATATGGAGTTGGAATTTTCAATGATGACAAAATAGTCAAAATTGAAGAAAAACCAAAAAAACCAAAGACTAATTTAGCATGTGTGGGTATCTATTTCTACACAAACAAAGTTTTTGACGTTATCGAGGAGACATCTCCTTCGGCTCGGGGAGAATACGAGATAACAACGATCAATAATGTTTTTATAGAAAAAAATAGTTGTGATTTTGCCGTTTTAAATGACAGATGGGCTGATGCTGGTACTATGGGTTCGTATCATGCAACAAACATGCTGCTATACAACGAGTAATAGGAGAATAAAAATGAAGCTGTTAGTAACCACCAGGTCAGATGAGACTGTCAGCGATTGGGCCGAGCTGACTCATCCAATATTAGAAAAATATGCTCATCGATATGGAGCCGATTTTGAGGTATTAGGTGAATCCCTAAATGTTCCCGAAGCAAGTGGTGGTATCGGTAATGGAGTTTACCAGTACCGCATTATGGAACACTATAACTTGCATGAACAGTATGATCGAATTATTCATTTCGATAACGACATGCTGCTCACTCCAGATTGTCCCAATCTTTTTGAACACGTACCAGCTGATCATGTTGGAACAATTTATGAAGACGTTGGCTCTCGGCAGCAGTGGCGGAGACAGTGTCTCGTTGAAGCACAAAAGCAATTTGGGTTTATCGATTGGAACCAAGGATATATAAACACTGGCGTTTTTGTAACTTCTCGGGAGCATCGAAAAATTTACCGCCCAATTAACGATCAATATTTTACCGAGTGGGGTACCGATGACGTACACATCGGTTATCTAATTAAAAAATACGACGTCAAGGTTAAACAGCTTTCTTATCGCTGGAATCATATGACAATGTTTTCTGAGCCTTGGAATGGAAATCCAAATCGATTTGATTCACACATTATTCATTATGCAGGCAATGGCGTTTTCGATAAAGGGCAATTTACGAATAAATTAGAGCAAGCTAAATTTGATTATGGGATCATGTATGGTTAGCATTTTTGATGGAGGAAATAATAATGAAGATTCTATTTGTTGCAGTCTTTGACGCGGGAGGTGTTTCGTCAAATACGTCCCAGGCTGTTGGACTTGAAAAATTAGGTCATACCGTTATTCGATACAACTATCGAATCCGGGCTTCTAGAATAGGAGTTCAAAATCGGGATTTGGAATTGGTGGACATGTGCAGACACAACAATGCAGATCTTGTTATTTTCGCAAAATGTAATACCATTTCTTTGGATGTTTTTCGAGAATGTAAAAAGACAGCTCAAGTTTGTTACTGGTTTCCAGATCCATTAAAAACGTTTCAAACACAAGAATTTATTGACATGACAAGTATTTCTCATTTTGTTTGCTGTGACAAGAATAATGTAATGCATTTTGCAAAAAGCTATAACAAAAACACGTTCCAGGTGCCAGATGGTTTTGATTCTAATTTAGAATACCCAAAAGATTTAGAGAAAAATATTGACATTTCGTTTATCGGCAGTTTGCACAGCGATCGAGCTGAGAGATTATCACGTGTTTCACGTAACGTTTCCGTTTTTTCTGATGCGTTTGGTGAGGTTCATTCTGAAATCGTAAGTCGAAGTAAGATTAATTTAAATTTTTGTACGACATCGGGAGCCTCTGATCGCATTTACAAGATTTTGGGTGCCGGAGGTTTTCTGCTTTCAGACGACTGGGAAGGGAGAGAGGAAATGTTTGACGATGGAAAACATTTGGTAATCTACAAAGATATCGACGATCTCAATTCAAAGATTGATTTCTATTTGTCAAATCCGAAACTTTGCAGTGAAATTGCAAATGCCGGTTTTTGCGAGGTGCAAAAGTACAGCAGGGATAATTGGGCAAAGCAAATCGTTCACATTGCGGGAATCCTGTCACTTGCGTGATTGTACATGTTTTTTAAAAGTTGTATGGTATGAATGAATGAATGAAGCATCGTTGAATAAGCAAGGCGTTATTTTTGGGCCATGGGTTGGCGAGTTTGGTTGGGAGCTATTTGCGTGGCAAGCTTATTGTAGATCACTTTCTAGAAGATATGATTTTTGTGTTGTAATAAGTCGTCCAGGAAATTCTTATCTTTATTCGGATTTCTGCAATATCTATGTTCCTTTTGCTCCGGACTCATCGGGAATAGTGGATTCGCACACAAACACTGCGGTGACGAATTTTAACGCCCAGGAATTTCTTACCGCAACAGTTTCACTGGATGTTTTGCGCTCGTATACATGGGATTGGATTGGTCCCACAAAGATTGGAAATCCACCCTATGATCACTGGCGCGCCCCCGTATCGATTCAAAGCGTCGGCGAAATTATCCCCGAATACCGGGTGTACCAAGGTGATTCTCAAGGCCAACGCGCTGATATATTAATTCATGCCAGAAATAGAAAAATTAGAGAAATAGATAACTGGAATCAACAAAAGTGGAATGACACTGCGCGAGTACTCAAATCAAATTTTACTGTTGCATGTATTGGAGAAGAAAACAGTTCGCTGTTGATCGAAGGTGCAACTGATTATCGTGGTATGGAGCTTGAGTTTGTTACAGGTTTAATGCGTTCTGCAAAGTGTATAGTCGGTCCTTCGTCAGGTCCCCTGCATCTTGCAGCCCTCTCAGGATGTCCCCAGGTATGGTGGACAAGTAATCCTCGCCAAAATTTTGCCAGATATAAAAATACCTGGAATCCATTTTGTGTCAAATCACATATGGTGGATGGGTTTGATCCGGAACCTGCAGACGTCATAAGTGCAATCAGGACTCTTTAATTATGAAAAATATTGGAATTATTGGTAATGGATTTGTTGGCTCGGCAATTGCAGCTGGATTTGCTCTGCATGCGAATGTTAAAGTTTTCGACAAAGATCCAAGAAAATCAATTCACACGCTAGAAGAAACGCTGGCCAGTTCTAACTTTATCTTTATTTCCGTACCGACTCCCATGCAACACGTAACCGGCGGGAAAATTGATCTATCTATTTTAGATTCGGTATTTAATGATATTGTGAGTTTATCCCACTTATCATACGATGAAACTATTTTTGTGATAAAGTCGACAGTAATTCCCGGGACAACCGCCCAGTACGTGGACAGGTATCCCAATTTACGAATTGTGTTTAATCCTGAATTTTTAACTGAAAGATCGGCAAATTTAGATTTTATTAATGCGTCTCGAATAGTTCTTGGTGGTAATTCAGACGATACACGAATGGTGGCCGAGCTTTACCATGATAGATTTCCATATACAAAGGTTATTGAAACAGATGAAGCCTCCGCAGAATTTATCAAATATATGTGTAACTGTTTTTTCGCAACTAAGATTTCGTATATGAACGAAATGTTTTTAGTGGCGTCTAAAATTGGTTGCGATTGGGATAAGATAATGGAGGGTTTTATGGCCGACGGCCGGATTGGAAATTCTCATATTGATGTGCCTGGTCACGATGGTGATTATGGATTTGGAGGAAAGTGTTTTCCAAAAGACATAAACGCCTTTATGGGTTTTTGTAATGATATCGACATGGATGCTCACGTGTTGGGCGCCGTGTGGCAAAGAAACATGAGTGTCAGGACCGACTTGGATTGGGGTCGTATAAAAGGTGCTGTTTCGGAGCACGATGAGTAGTGGTATACGTTTTCGATATTGATGGGACAATTTGTGATAGTCGTGATAGCGATTATGACAATGCATCTCCAATTGCTAAGCGGATAACGGTGGTTAACGCGCTCTACGATGCCGGCCACACAGTAATATTTCAAACTGCCCGGGGCATGGGGAGATCTGGCAATTCAGCGGCATACGCCCACACGGCATTTTATGAAATGACAAAGACTCAGCTTGAGTCTTGGGGCGTAAAATTCCATCAGTTGTTTTTAGGAAAGCCGGCAGGCGATATTTACGTCGATGACAAGGCTGTACACGACCTCGAATTTTTTGAAGAAGGTATGAACAATGAGTGAACAGGAAAAAAGATTTCTGCCAAGAAACACGGAACTTCCAATGAAGCATGTTGAAAAAGGGTGGGGTTGGGAGCGCTGGATCTGCAATGGCCCAGAGTATTGTGGTAAGCTTCTCTTCTTCAAGAAGGGTAAGCGCTGCTCATGGCACAAACATAAGTTAAAGGATGAAGTATTTTATTTGCAGTCCGGTAAAATGATTGTCTACTATTCTGAAGACGACGATATCACAAAAGGAAAACAACTTATCTTAAATCCTGGTGATAATTTTCATGTGTATCGCGGTTTACGACATCAGATGTATGCGTTAGAAGATTCCGAACTTTTTGAATTTTCAACACAACACTTCGACAGCGATAGCCATAGGATAATCAAGGGCGACTGACACCTACCGGAAATGTACAATTTTTAGTTTGTGATTATAATTGATTATGTTTCCAACAAATAAACCTCATGTATCCTATTCAGAAATTAGAACGTGGAAGGAATGCCCGTACCGACATAAGCTTAGGTACATTGATGGTGCTGATTTAGACGACGTTTCTCAATATTTAGATTATGGCACGCTGTTACACGCGTGTTTAGAAGAGTATCTAAAGACCCGCCAGTTAAATGTTGAAAAACTGAAGGCGGATATTACCAAGGCATGGATTGAAAGGGGATATGATACGCCCGAGTACATTGAACGACTTACTACAAAAGCTCGCTCACGAGGGGAAGATCCGCGCATTCTTCCACCGTTAGAGACTTGGTTAGAGTGGGCAGAGAACTCTGTAGTTCATGTGCCAGAATTTTTGGAGACAAATTTTCCAAATTGGACACTTATTTCTGCCGAGGAACAACTTTATGAAAAACTTCCCGGAGACGAGCTGTCGTTTAAGGGCTTTATTGACGTAGTTATAGAGTGTGATTATCGAGGCGGCAGGAAGACGTGGGTGTTAGACTGGAAGACAGCCCCGGCTTATGGGTGGAATAACTATAAGCGCAGGGATTTTTTGGTCCAGGCTCAAATTGCGTTATACAAAAAGTTCTGGCGTGCCAAGAATAATGTAGACTGTAAAGATGTTGGGTGTGGCTTTGTTCTCCTTAAACGTGGGGCAAAGAAGGATCACGTCGACCTATTCAAGGTATCGGTTGGACCGAAGACTGAAGACCGTGTCGAAAAGCTTTTGAGAAGTATGGTGTCAACAGTTAGAAAGGGGTTTTATTTGAAAAATAGAAATTCGTGTAAATACTGTCCCTTTTATGGCACAAAGTACTGCACATAATTTACGTTTCTTCTTTTTGGAGTAATTTTTCTAGGCGAGCACTAAGCATTAGAGGAATTGCATGCAAAAGAAAAAAATACTGTTATTGTCTGATCACGCGTTGAGTACGTCTGGGGTCGGCGTTCAAAGTCGTCATTTAATTAACGGCTTGATTCAAAAGGGTGAATGGTCAATTCGCCAATTTGGGGCCGCCATAAAACATAATAATTATGACGTCGTCCACGTGAATGACGATTTTATAATTAAGCCGATTGATGGATTTGGAAATCGGGACTTGATAAGGCAGACCCTTGCTGCCGAAAAGCCTGATCTACTTTTACTTTTTACTGATCCCAGGTTTTTTACTTGGTTGTGGGAAATAGAAGACGAAATACACCAGATATGTCCTATTGCGTATTGGCATGTGTGGGATAACTATCCATATCCTGAGTTTAATACACCCTATTATGAAGCAACTGATTTAATTAATTGTCATAGTTATTTGACATATGAAATGCTTCACCCTCGATTTCCGGATAAAGTAAACTTTGTTCCGCACGCACTTCCCGATGAAGTTTTTCATCCTCTATCCGAAACCGATTGTCGGGACGCAAAAATAAAGGCATTAGGCTATCAACGAAAAGATGATTTTGTTGCTTTTTGGATGAATAGAAATGCGCGACGAAAACGTCCCGGCGATTTACTTTTTGGATGGAAAAAATTTCTTGACGCCAATTCGATTGAAGGGGAGCGCACCCGGGCAACGCTTTTACTACACACCGATCCAGAAGATACCGAAGGACCAAACTTATTTTCAATCTGTGACAATTTAGGAATTTCTGATTCTGTGGTTTTTTCTAGAGATAGGCTCGATTTTGAAAAAATTAATACGCTTCACAATATTTCCGATTGTTGCGTGAATATTTCTTATGCAGAAGGTTTTGGGCTCGCAACTCTTGAAGCTATGCAGACTGGTACCCCAATTTTAGCAGTTAAAACTGGAGGTCTAACGAGACAAGTTGTCGATCACAGAGATGGAACCGAAAACGGCGTGGCATTAAATGTGGACTTGACGTCGTTGGTGGGTTCTCAGACCGTACCTTATATTTACGAAGATTATTGTACTACCGATGCTATTGGGGAGGGTTTGACAAAACTCTATAGGCTTTCTCCCGAAGAAAAGAAAGAATTAAGCCTAAAGGTTCGTTCTTATGTGCAGGAAGAATTTTCGTACCAGCGCACAATTGACTTGTGGCATGATTCGCTCAATGATATGTTAAAAAACTGGAAATCAAAATATAATCGAGTAGTTTGTGAGGAAATAAAATGAACATTTGTGTTAGAGGCCCGCTTTTGTCAATTAGTGGTTATGGAAATCATTCGCGCCAGGTATTTAGGTGGCTATCCGAGAAGAGTGATCCAAGTATTCGCATCACGTCTCAAATTTTACCATGGGGAATAACTCCGTGGCATATTAATCCGGATGCTCTTGACGGACTTGCTGGAAAAATAATGGAAACGTCGGCTGTTGAGGGCGATGGAAAATTTGACATGTCATTCCAGATTCAGCTTCCTAATGAGTGGGATCCAAATCTTGCAACATTTAATGTTGGAATAACTGCTGGTGTTGAGACAGACATTTGTAATCCGCAGTGGATCGATGCATGTAATACTATGAATTTAGTTGTTGTGCCCACACATCACACTAAAGATACTCTTTTTCGAAGTGGTAAACTTCATGTTCCTGTTGTTGTAATTCCGGAGTCGTTTCCAGACAGTATTATTTCTGGCACCGCTTCTCCATTTGAAATGGACGTAAGGACTCCGATCAATTTTTTAATATTTGGGCAACTCACCGGTACACATGCAATGCATGATAGAAAAAATACGTTTTTTGCTCTTAAGTGGTTATCTGAAGAGTTTGCAGATGATCCGGATGTTGGCATAATACTCAAAACGAATCATGGGCGTAATACAACGCTTGATCGAACTGTCGTTCGGAGAATTTTGTCACAAGTTGCCAATGAGCTAGGTAAACATCCACCTATTTATCTTTTGCACGGTGCGATGACTGATGATGAGATTGCTGGTCTTTACTTGAATCCTACGATCAAGGCGCTCGTGGCCCCAACTCGAGGTGAAGGTTTTGGATTACCATTATTAGAAGCAGCCGCCAGCGGGCTGCCAGTTATTGCAACGAATTGGTCAGGTCATTGCGATTTCTTGAATCAAGGAAAGTGGTTAAAGCTTGATTATGATTTGCAACCCGTTGATTCTGGAAAAATAGATGGTCAAATATTTGTCGAAAATTCAAAATGGGCAGAAGTTCAGGAACAAGATTTTAAAAAGAAAATTAGAAAATTTCGACAAAAATCAGAAACGCCAAATAAGTGGGCGAAGGATTTGCGGGAATCACTACTTAAAACCCACACACATGCAGCACTTTCCGACGTGTGGGATGCGGCAATGAGAGATCACGCAGGATGACAGGTCTTGAAGTAGGGTTGCTTGGTGGAGTAGTGTGTCTGGCAATGATATGTGCCACGCAACTTTATTTCAATGTTAAACATGCCATATTGATCCTGCAGATGACCGAAGCAATTGAAAGTTCACTGGACTTACTTGACGAAAGATACGATTCGATAAATCAAATTTTGCAGATCCCGTTATTTTTTGACAGTCCACAAATTAGAAAAGTTTTAGAAGATGTTGAAGCCAGTCGTGATGCAATTCTTACCGTCGCGAATTATATGATGGTGGAAGAAGATGTCGATGTGGAACGAAGCGAATGATGAAGAAAAGAATAATCAAGCGTAGAAAGGGAAAGAGCAAACTATACTTTACCAAAGATACGCAGATAGCAATTGAGAAATGGCAAATTGCAGAATCTCAAGAAGAAAAAGACGCGTTATACACAAAGGATATTTTACCGGCATTTGATAAGCTGGTAGAAAATCTTATTTTAATTTATGGCTTTGCAAAAGGTCGACATTCTTTCGACGCATTAAAAAATGACTGTATTACATTTTTGTATGAAACACTTCACAAATTTGATGGCTCTCGTGGCACAAAGGCTTTTTCATATTTCAATGTTGTGGCAAAAAACTGGTTAATACTCAACACTCGTAAAAGAAAGAAAGTTTATGATAATTCATATCCAATTCATGAGTTAGCAGGATTCAACGCATTTGATCGTCATACAATTGCTCATTACCAAACTGCACCGGCACCGGATGATGTAATGATTAAGCGCGAACGCCGCGCGGAAATACAAAAAATGTTGCGAATTTTGCAGGAACAGGTAGAAAATCAAAATGATATAAAATGTATAGAAGCTATTCTTATAGTTTTTGACAAAATTGACGAACTCGATTTACTCAACAAGCGCGCGATTTATGTCTATATTAGGGAGATATCTGGATTAAATTCCAAGCAATTATCAACGTCAATGTCAACAATTAGACGACTGTATCGCCAAATTACAAATGAGGAATTGTTATGAGCTATGATGCGTTGTTAAAACAACAAGAAAAGCAACAGAAAAAAATTAATGAATTTTCTGAACTCCTAGAAGGTCTTTCTTCAACGACTGATAAGAGAAAGCTCCTGTGGAAAGAAATTTACGAAAATGCACTTCGAGACAGGCTTAATGCAAGTGTGTTATTTACTGAGGCCTACTCGACAATGCAGGCCGGTGTGACAGAACATGTGACGATTGGTCCTGTTCTAACCAAATATTTGGAGCGAATGAATAAGTCAAACGAACAACTACTGAAACTCGCTGAGTTAATTTCAAAAGCCGAAGATCAGGTTGCAAAGATTAGTCCGGAAGATATTTTTGCGCAAATAAAGGAAAAGGAATAAAGCTGTGGGATTTTTGAAAGGCAACGCGCAAGGGGGCTTACTTTTAAATAAGGGAGTTGTTGTTGAAGTTTTGTATGACATTGGATTATATGATCTCGAGAAAAAGACTCAGCTTAAGGAAAACTTAGATCCAGAACAACATGGCTTATTTGACCGTGCTCCTAGAAATTCTTGTATCGTCCGGCGGGTAGGGTCAGGGGAAGGTGGTAAGACAACTACTTTTCTTGTGTTGCCGTTTTTTCCTCCACATCTGTGTTTTCCAATCAAACCTGGTGAAACAGTTTGGCTAATTTCTCCCGAGATTGGAAAAGTAGATCCATTGGCAACGTATTGGATTTCTAGAATTTCAACCCCGATTCTTACAGATGACGTCAACTATACACATTGGCCCAGATCGCTAAATCCTGTTACGGCACTTGCGACATCTGAAAAGGGAGGTGCCAAAGTTTTACCTGCATTTTTAAATGACGGTTTGATGAAAGAAACAAAGGAGCAACGACAAGAAGGGTTAGATCCGTTTCAAGCTCTTGTTGATGAAAGTGAATCATACAAAAATTTTTCTCCACAACCTGTTCCGCGATTTTCAAAACGAGTGGGCGATTTTGTCATACAAGGAAGTAATAATGCATTAATTTCTCTCGGGCAAGATAGGGGATGGAAATATTCTGACGAAGATCCGTCCGGACGTCAGCAGAGTAATGCGGTAAAATTTGCGCCTTTAGAGTTTGCTGGAACAATCGATATTGTTGCAGGTAGATCTCGTTATTTGCCAGCAGAACCTACGCTTGCTGATGCAGATGGAGATGCTCCTGCGTTTACGGCATTTCCAACAACCATGAATAAGCGGGATTATATCGAAAACAATAAAAATACAAAGATAAACGAGCTGGATCCTCCGCCACCCGCGGAAGGAGATCCGGATTTTATGATAGACGCCGCCCGCATTTACGTATCACAAAAGACAAGTGGCGATATAAATTTTGGAATTAATTCACTCGCTGCCGAAGCGGCAGTTACCTGGTCGGATGTCACGGAGTACGACCCTGGAAATCCTGGAGAGTCCGGCCTCGAAGTTGTCGACCCGACAGAGGGCACTCGTGAAGAACCGTCTGATGTTGTTGTTGCTGGTCTTGGGGCAGATGAACGCATGGCAACCGGCTTTGAGGCTCCGATTGAGCCAATCAACGACGCGGCATATGTTGTTGTAAAGGCTGATGAGGTTAGAATTATTGCCCGAAAAGAAGACGAAGGTCTTTATATGAAGGATGCCCCTGAAATTAACGGAAGCATTCGCCTCGTCAAAGAAGGTATAAAAGATGATGACCTTGCTACAGTGTGCTTACTTCCAGACGGAACGATTCAAATAAGCGGTTCTAAGATATTTTTGGGCCGACCTGGAGACGATGGCGGCCGCGATGCAGGTCCAGGCGAGGGAGGCAGTGAACCGTATGTGAGATATTCAGATCTTAAGGCTATGTGGGATTCGTTTATGGATGATTTTAGTACGTTTTTGCAGGGTTGTATTGATAATAAGAGTCCAGGTTATGGAAATCCTAACGTGGTTATCCTCGATGCGGCTACAGAGTTTAAGGCCGCAATAGAAAGTACTCACAAACCAGACATTTCAACGGTTCAATCAGAGAGAATTTTTGGAGAGTAAATGCCATTAGGATCGTCAACAGCTACGTTAGAAATGGATATTGAGGCCGCGTATAAAAAAGCCCGAGATTCTGGCGAATCTTCGTCAGCTGACGCTACAGTTATTATACAAACTCTTGCCACAGATATGGCAAATGCCATTCATAGTTATATGCTAACCGCCTTAGTGACAACAACCATTGAATCCGACACTCAGCAATCCGACACACTCGGTGGAACTACAACGTCGAAAGGAAAGGGAGTTGGCACCGGTGGTTTGGTGTAGAGGACAAAAAAGATGCCGTTATCAGCAGGTCACCCCACATTAATCACTGATCTTAAAAATGCGTATGAAGCAGCCAGGGCTGATGGCGAAGCAGCAGATGCGGATGCCACTATAATAATTGGTGATCTCGCTGATGCGGTCGGCGATGCAATTCATACCTACATGGAGACCGCGTTGGTCATAACTGTTGGAAGTCCTGGAATTATACCCATGGCTCCGCCACAGTTTACGACGATGCCGTCCGGAGTTTATAGTTCGCCAGGACCGACTACGGCAACTGGCGAAATTACGTTTCCTGGAGGTGATGTCCAAACGCTTAAGGGCGATATAGAAGACGCGTATTTAAATGCAAAAGCCGACGGCGAACCTTCAAACGCAAAGGCTGACGACATAATTGGTACGCTTGCAAACGATATGATGACCGCAATTCACACTTTTGCCCTCACGGCAGAAGTAGAAACCGACGTAACCCTCACCGGGGGTGCCGTTGTGGCAGGAACAATTGTTGGAACGTCGGTGGTTGTAGGTTCAAGTCTTCCGGGCACCGGCGAAGGGGAAGGATTCTTATCATAGTACCGTTGCAAAAATTCCTTGGTGAATAATTAAATTGTGGTGATTTATGCCAGATATCGTTGAATATGATTTTACGTCAGTTGGTGACCGTCTTCCTACCGTTAGGGCGAAAGAGCGGCTTGATACACCTGTGCGCGTAAATATAAATGTCAAAACCCCTGTGGAGCTTAGCCAGGGCACAAATGGCCTTTTTGTCATGAATACTTCGACGCGGAAGGCGGTCCGCGATAATTTGAAAAATTTATTATTAACCAACTGGGGCGAACGACCATGCCAATACTATTTTGGCGCAAACTTAAAAGAGCTCACTGCAGAATTGAGTACAGAGACATTTGATTCTGAAGTTGGGGCTAGAATTAGAACTACGGTTGGGAAATATATGCCCTTTGTTGAGTTGGTCACTTTTAGTATTGAAAGGGTGCCAAGCTTAACTACGGCCGGACTCGGAGCTGTGAGAATCGGCGTGAAATATTCTATTCCGAAAGCAAATATCATCCAAGATGGCGTTGTAATAACCATTTTGGCAACTGGATAATGGGAAAAACATGGCGACTAAAACAAAAAAAGACATTATAAAACAGCAGAATAAGAATTATCTTGCGAAAGATTTTGTAGGCTTTAAGTCTGCTTTAACAGGTTATGCCAAAAATTATTTTTCAGCGCAGATGGCCGATTTTAGCGAGGCATCTTTGGGTGGGATGTTTGTAGAGCTTGCGGCGTATGTTGGCGATAGTATGTCATATTTTTTAGATCATCAATTTCAAGAATTAGATCCTGTTACCGCCATCGAAACGTCAAACGTTATTGCTCATGCAAGAAATGCTGGAGTTAAATTTTCTGGTGCGGCTCCGGCGGTAGTCACTTTAAAGTTTTTCATTGAGGTCCCAGCTGAAGAGCTCAGTGACGGTTCTTACCAGCCTCAGACTTCCGCGCTTCCAGTTTTACGCGAAGGAACGTCGGCCAAATCGAATCAAGGACCCACATTTTCAACTGCAGAAGATTTGGATTTTGCCGAACTGGATGTTGACGGGAATATGTTATCAGCTTATTGGGTTTCCACAACCTCGGCCGCCGGTTCTCCAGCAACTTATATCGTAACGCGTGAGGTTTTAGGACTTGCCGGAAAAGTAACGTCTCAAACTGTAAAGTGTACAGTGATGGTTCCGTTTAAGAAAATTACCCTTTCGCAATCCGATATTTCAGAAATTATTTCAGTTGTGGACACTGCCGGTAACGTATATTATGAAGTGGATTATTTGACACAGAACACAGTTTTCAAGCGTTCGAAAAATTTGGGTTCTGATTATATGGAGGTTCCATACGCCATTGAAGTTGCCGCATGTCCATATCGCTATATTCGGGATGTTGATTTTACTCGAAGAACAACTACTCTCACCTTTGGATCCGGTGATGAAGAAACGCTAGACGATGATTTGATTCCAGATCCGTCTGTTTTAGCAATGCCACTCTACGGCCGGGAAACACTTTCCAGGTTTTCGCTTGATCCGCGAAATTTAATGAAGACTAAGACCTTGGGAATCTCTCCGTCAAATACCTCATTAACAATTGTCTATAGATACGGTGGCGGTCTCATAACTAACGTCGCTGCGAAGACTATTACATCGGTACCTTCGATGATTATTGATTTCCCTGGGATTCCATCCCCGGTTGTACAGGCTTCAGTTGTGAATTCTTTAGATGTCACTAATGACGCCCCCGCGCAAGGAGGAGCCAACGCACCGACATTAGAAGATTATCGAACCCAAATTTTCGCAACCAGAAATCAACAGTCAAGAATTGTGTCTCAAGACGATTTACTTGCCCGTCTTTATTCTTTGCCGGCAGAGTTCGGGCGGGTTTATAGGGCAGGTTTGCGAAAGAGTCTTCGAAATCCGCTTGCGACCGAATTATTTATTTTGTCACAAAATAAAAGCGGCCAACTTGGTCTTGCTCCGGATTCATTAAAGAAAAATCTTCGAACGTATTTAAACGAATACAGGCTTATATCTGACGCCATTGACGTAGTTGATGCCGTGATTGTAAATTACGGAATTGAATATTCGATAGTGACAACTCCAAATGCACAAAAATCAGTGGTGGCCGCTGCGGTATCCCGTAATGTTGGTGCCGCCAGTGCAAGAAAGTACTTTCAAATTGACCAACCAATTGTTGTTGCCGACATCATTAACGTCATAATCAATACTCCAGGGGTTCTCGCGATGGAAAGTTTGCTCTTTTATTCAATTTCAGGTACCAGGTCGGGCAGAACTTATAGCGATTACGTGTTTGATTTAGAGGCCAATAAATTTAAGGGACTTATTATTCCACCACGCGGCGCCATTTTTGAAATCAAATTTCCAAGCGCCGATATTAGCGGTACTGTGGAGTAATCATGTATTTGATCTATACAGCTAGCAAAGACACCTATATTACAAACAAAATAATTGATGGGAAATTCCGAGCTACTGATGCCAACGTAGGCCAGGCCGGTACAATAGATTTATTTAAATTGTACGACGAAACAATGATTAACAGTGCCACCGGTGCTGCAGAAATTTCCCGAGGATTGATCAAGTTCGATCTCCAACCACTCAAGAATTTAACTGGCTCGGTTATCGATCTCAATTCTAATAATTTCGCAGTAAAATTAAAAATGTCAAATTTGGTCGGCGGTACTGCAACTCCAACTAATTTTACGCTTGTCGTCGCACCACTTTCACAGTCTTTTAATGAAGGGTGGGGAAGAGACTTGGTTTTATTTTCCGATTTAGACACAGCAAATTTTTTAACCGCGTCTGTCTCGAACGGTTCGGCGGTTTTATGGAATCTTTCAGGCGCAAATGGGGGAGGTTTACTTGGTGATAGCAACTTAGATTACATTGTTTCTGGATCGATAAACGGAACGCTTCAGTCGTTATCACCCAAGCAAAAATTTGTTTATGGAAACGAAGACTTATTTGTTGATGTTACTACAATAATATCGGCGACTCTCGATGGCACCATTCCAGATCATGGATTTCGATTGGCGTTTACAGGAAGTGAAGAACAGGATGCAAAAACAAGATTTGTTAAGCGTTTTGCCAGCCTTCAATCTTCTAACCCACTTAAGAAACCACAACTCCACGTTTTTTATAATGACAGTGTTAGTGATTCGTCCGCTAATTTTGTGTTTGATCACTCAGGATCATTGTTTTTAAATAATTTCGTCCGAGGTTCACGGGCTAATTTTCTATCCGGAGCAGCAGCGACTGAAATCAGCGGTGATAGTTGTATGACGCTATGCCTGGAACTAGATGATTGGACTCAAAAAATAACAGCCCATCAAATAAGTCGTGGAACTGATTCTACGGCAGTGACCGGACTTTATTCGGCGTCTTTTGCTGTTTCATCGTTTAATGCTTCAACAGTTAATTCGTCAAACGAAAAGTTGCTTAATTTTATCAACGCTAGCGGGTCTGTTACTTTTGATGCAATTTGGGGTTCGGCGGATGGGACTGTTGGTTATCATACAGGATCTTTAGAAATTAAGAGGTCAAATTCGACAAACTATGTGTCTCGCCCCGCTGATTTAATTTTTAAAGCAGTTACCTTGCCTTCTAAAATGCAGGCCGACGAAATATTAAAAATTGTATTTTTTGTCGAAGATCGAGGGATGCAAACTCAAAAAGCATATAAGCTTCCCTATAGAAAAAAGAGTACAATTTTAACATCGGTTTACTATCGAATTAGGGATCTAGATACTGGAATAGAAGTAATTCCATTTGAGACTGCAAGCAATGGCACAAAGCTTTCTTCCGATACCGATGGAATGTATTTTGATTTAAGAACTCAGTCGCTACCTACCGGCAGAAGTTATCTTATTGATTTACTTGTGAAGGATTATGGGCAAGATCAAATATTTTTGGGAGTGGGTCAGGGATTTAAGGTGGAATAATGGCTAGAAAGAGATTTAGCGAAATAACTAACGCAGGTCTGTTTAGTGCCGCCACAGTAACTCAATTTGCTGCTCCATCATCGCGAGTGGAACTTGAAAGTCTGGCGTCTTTATCCGGATCAGTTGATCTAGGTACCGGCAGTCTTGATCTGGACTCGTTTGGCACAGCCTTCAAGTCAACTCAACAACTCCCGGTTGATTGGACGCGGTTTGAAAAACATACATTTTTTGATTCTGCACAAAGCAAGGTTAACGTTGCGTTTGATACCATGATTAATTTCTTTCCGTTCGATTCCTCGAAGGAAGAAGTCAAGGAGTTTATGCAAGGGCTAACAGGTTATGAGCGATATCTCTATGATCAGTGGCCCAAATATATTGGGTATTTACATTTCTCGGGGGCAGCAGCCGGAGGTGGTTCTGACGGAGGTTCATATGTTTCCATCGTCGACCGTGCCGGTGATTTATATCCGACCATCTCAAAGCGCCGCGACGGGATTCCGGTGATTAATCTATCTACGAGTCCATTTTCGGTTATGTTTTGGCTTCACCTCCCAACAGAGATAAACTCCAATTCAATTATTTGTCAGAAAATGACTTCATCCGCGGGAGAACCTCCGCACGGATTTACGGTTGCGATGAGTGCATCGGCCGATTCTTCTCAAGGAGAGCTCGTTTTTCTGCTCTCAAGTGGAAGTATGGCTATATCGGCAAGCGCTACATTTGAGAAAGGCGAAAAGTTTTCCCATTGTGCATGCCAATTTTCACGGACAGCTGGAACACTTCCATACCTTCAGATTTGGAGAGATGGCGTTCTTACGGCGTCTTCTTCTCTAACGGCAGATTTTGGTGCGCTTGATTTTTTGGGTGCCAATTTTAATATGGGATCAGGCAGTGCTCATTATCTGGGAACAATGTCTACAACATTTTCTCCTGTTTCTTCATTAACTGGAGCCCTAGATGACGTAAGAATTTATGGCGAACAGAAAAATCAAGAACAAATTCGAGAGGTTGCATCAGGGAGTACCGATGTTGAGCCGGCGCTTATGGCATTTTACAAGTTTAACGAAGCAACCGGCTCCTATAGTAATAATTCGGTTGTTTTAGATTCTTCAGGAAATTCTCTTCATGGCAAGATTACAAATTTTAGTACTGCCTTGCGTGATAAAGATCAGATTCCGGTGCCAGTGGTTAATGAAGATCCTTTTTACAATCCAACGCTTTTTCCTTCACAACCTGATGTTATAACATTAAACTCCTCACTGCTTGGTGCAGCTGCGGTATACGATGTTAATAATCCAAATTTGATCACGAAACTCATTCCACAACATTATCTTATAGAAGAGGCAGAAGCCCAGGGCTATTTAAACGAAGCTGCAAATACTGGTGATTTATACAGTTATACCATTGACTTTCCGGGTGGCGGAAAAGTTGGAAGCCCTCAACTCATTGCAGCACTTTTATTTACGTGGGCAAAGTTTTTTGATGAAATTAAGTTATTCATAGATCAATTTGGAAATTTGCTTCACTTAGATTATGACGACACCGGAACTGTTGCCGATATTATGATTCCGTTTTTTGCCAAGTATTATGGTTTGGTTCTTCCGAATATGTTTTCGGGTGCATCTGTGCAGCAATTTTTGCGAGGTCAAAACATAACAACAGATCCCGGTGCGACTGATTCATCGTTGGCGCACTTGCAGGCTCAAATCTGGCGTCGTATTCTAATGAATATTAATGACGTAATTCGATCTAAAGGAACTCTCCATGCCGTTAAGTCGATTGTTCGGGCTACAGGTATAGCTCCTGAAAATATGTTTAGATTTAGAGAATATGGTGGTCCAAAAACATTATCACTCACCAAGACAAGAACGGATCGATCTGCGGTTAGCACGCTTCTGGCATTTTCGTCCGGTTCTGCTGTTAATAGTCCATTTTTAAGTGGGAGTCGCATTGAGGTCGGCGTGCCATTCCCGGCGGGCACAATGGTTGAAAAATCGCTTTATCCACCACACGGAATTTCTGATTTGGAATGGGATGGTTTTTTCACGTCTGGTTCGTGGACCGCGGAATTTCTTGTGAAACCGAGAAAGCAGGTTCTTTTAACAACGATGAGCCTCGGGCGTGTCTGTACTACGGGATCGGCGGGTGAGTCTGTTATTGCAAATTGTTTGGCAATAAATCCTCCAATCAACTCGAAGATGACTGGATCATTAAAAATATATCATCGCCCAATAGGCACATGGGATGCTACATCACCCGCACCAGAAGCGCCAATTGAGTTAATGTTAACAGGGACAAATATTTTCGATGGTAACGTGTGGCATGTTACATTTGGACGAGAGATTTTGAGTGATTATACGGCCAGCTATTTTTTAAGAGCAGGAAAACAAAACTTTGGAAATCTCACTGCTTATAACTACGCCTCAATGACAGCATCGTTCCACACCGGAAATCTTTATCAGTCGGGTAGCGTTTCTACCAATATTAGTGGTTCGTTTTTGCAGTTTGGAACTGGTTCATTTAGTTCACATGATGCAGGGTTAAACGCTACAGGGATTACGTCTCACGCTAAAGCAACGCTGTTTACAGGATCCATGGGACGCTACAGGGCATGGACAAAGAACTTGACATTGGCGGAAAACCTCGAGCACGTGCGTAATTTTAAATCTGTCGGGGTTGCAGATCCACTTCTTAATTTTAATTTTGTTACGAAGGAGACGGGTTCGTTTGAACGAATGCGCATGGACGCACAATGTGATCAGGCAATGACTCAATCAAATTCGGCAGGTGAAATTGTTATTTTCGATTATTCTCAAAATAATTTTCACATGTCTGGATCAGGCTTTAAATCATCTATTCAGGTTCTCAAGCCCGAACAGTTCAATTTTAGTATTTTAGAGCCAAAATTTGATGAACGGAGTACTGATAACAAGATTCGAATTCTAAGTTTTATTGAAGATTCAAATATCGAAGAATTTTCTGCGCTCAAAGCTCCTGTCACGTCTATTCCTCTTGGTACACCTGTCACTGACGATACTCGTTTTTCGATCGAGGTATCCTCTTGTCGAGCTCTTGATGACGATATTATGTTATTGTTTGGTACACTCGATTTCTTTAACGATGCTCTTGGTGCGCCCGAACTACTTTATGCAACAGACTATCCAGATATCATTGCTCTCCGCGAAATTTATTTTAAGCGTTTGACCGATAAGATAAATTACAAGAATCTCTTGTCTTTTTACAAGTGGATTGATGAAACAATTGGATTTTTAATCGCGAGAATGCTGTCGCATAGCACGAATTTTTTAGGTATGAATTTTGTAATTGAATCGCATGTTTTAGAAAGAAACAAGCTGCAATATCAGCAGGTGGACATTTATCTTGGCGAGAATGATCGCCGTGGTTTACAGACTGATCTAGGTCTCCAACAGGTGGTTGGTGTTTTGAAGAGGTTTTAGATGGCATACGCCATTCGAAAATTCGGTTATAGTCTTTTTTCTGGTTCGTTCAGGGCCGGTCTCTCTCCGTCTGTTCATACAAATAAGACGCCAGGTAGTGGTCCATATGAGAGTTCTGGATCCCTACAGGGATGGTGGCGACTAAACAAAGATATCGCAGCTACTGTCGATGGCGACATGCTTGATAGCAGTGGAAATGGTCGTGACGGAACATTTGCCATCGATCCCACCGATCGTCCAGCGTTTTCAACAGCGCTATATCCATCGCAGTCTCTCTATGTGCAAGGTGCCGCCAGTTGTACGTTCGATGGAACGAATACCATGGCAGAGATTGGCGCCGGCTGGGATGCTATTATAGGTACAACCGGTACTAACCAAGTGACAATAGCTGCCTGGATCTATAAAACTGGTGATGGTGGAAGTAATCATGGACGCATGGTTGACTGGACCACAACGGCATTTTACACGAGCAATACAGCAGGAGGTTTTGCGAAGCTGGTGTTTCGGGTGAGTTGGGATAGCGTCAACTATACTTGGGTACAGGATACCGGGACGATTCCTTTAAATACATGGGTACACGTTGCAGTGACGTATGACGGGTCATCATCAGACAATCAGGCAAAAGGATACGTCGACGGTGCCGAGGTTGAAATGATCGTAGATATACCACTGGGTACCAGAGATACAGTGTCACTGATGAGTATAGGTGGTCGAAGCGCTAGCCGGGCATTTGAAGGCCAGCTGTCGGATGTTGCTGTTTGGAATACAATCCTCACCGCGGAAGAGATTAAGGCAATCTACGAAGTCAGTAGCACTGGCGCTTTTCTACCCACCAGAAATTATGACCTGATTGGGAGCAGTGTCACTCCGCCTTACACGGGTTCGTACGGGTCCACGCTTCAAGGTATCAATATAACAACCTTCGAGCGTTTTGGAATGTCTGTGGCGCCTAAGATGGGCCGGTCTGACCGTCCTGCAGTTTTCTTGTCATCAAGCGATGGGTTCATAAACGTCACTCCAGAGAATAATGATTTCTTTGACGATGCTTTACGCCTGCCACAACCAATTACATTTGAATCGAGCTCTATCGCTTCGACCGTAACGTCTAGCAATCAACAACTAATAGGTGAAGATTCGTTCAGAGTTGTGCAAGTTCCCCAATATATACTCAATCATCAAGCATATGGATTGGAAAATTTATTTGTGGAGCGTGATCCTTTTGTTGAAATGGACCAGTTTAGTCCCACTATCTATATTGGAGAACCACTTAGGATGGCGTGGCCGGTGGTCATGGAGAACCCATCACCAATCGATCCCTTTGATTTTAATGGAGCAATTGAACCGTTTGCGCTGAGAAGACCCCTTGCCGGATTCTCAACATTTATTGGTAGTGCAGAAGATCCCGAACCCACTGGCATGCGAGGATCAGTTTCGTCCGGCATGATGCAGGATGTTTTTTATAAGCGATCAGTTGCCTCTAGTAATTTTTATTTCCCGGGACAGACATCCCTTGAGCCATTCGAAATGATCGGGGCAAGTGAAGAATATGACGAACCTGCACCACTTTCGGCGGTGGCCACCGGGTCGTTGTTAATGAACGATTTTCCTGCTGTTGGTGACGAAATTATTTTGACGTCGTCAGATGGGACCGCAGCAACATACGTTGCCGACACCTACGATGATCCGGAGAACAACATATTCGACGTCGATTCGGGCACCATGGCTGGTGTTTACGTCACGTTGGTGTATTGTCTAAATGCTCCCGAGGGTCATGCGGGCAAGATAAAAGCAAGCTTCGACGGTGGTGCGACTCCGTCCACAGGTCGAATAACTCTGTATCAAGCAGAACCAGGATATAACGGGAATACTGTAATCACGTCGAGTCTCACAAATGTTACCGCTTCAAATTTTGCTGGTGGGACTGGAATTTGGAAACCGCTGCATGCCTATGTAAAACAACTTCCTTATATGACTGATATCACGGCAAGTTTGGCACCATTTGAAGATGCCACATCACCGGAAGATGCATTTTATTATGTGTCAAATAGAGAAATACGGGACTTGTTAGAGGTAACATTTACAAAGGCTGATCGCTTGGGTGTTCCGTCACGCAACGCAAAGAGTGCTGACTGTGGTTGGAGCTATGAAAACAGTGTGTTTGGTATTGATTCGGTAGCATTTGGTGGGTTAAAGAAATGAAGAGAGATAGACGTGCATCAAGAGATTATGATTTAAACGAAAACCGCGGTGCGTACGTGTCGCGCGATCGTTTAATTTTCTGGTATCGTTTTGATGATGAGACGAAATATCCAAAAAACAATACCTTAATTCCCAACAAGGCGAGAAGTTCTTACGGTGGAAAATCAACCGAGATAATAGGTGTTCCTATTGCAGGAACACCCAGAGGTTGGGATGCTACTGCGATTAGCGGATCGTTGCAGGTGGGGACTCAGGGTGACGGAATTAGTCTTACCAGCTCGCGACTCCCTGATGAGTCGTGGATGCGTGGCAGAAATTATGCAAGAAAAGATGTGCTTGCCGTTGGAGATGCCCAGCGCTTTCAGACATATCTAGAAAACATTATACAAACTTGGGACGCTGTTGGCAGCGCGTCCGCCCCAGCGGCCTTGAAGCGGGTTGCCCAGGGATTTACTGTCTCTATGTGGTGTCGCTTCCTTGACAATTGGCCCGTCCCTATCCCGTTCGGTCCGTTACCCCATCAAGATGTGCAGTTGTTTGCATATGACAATGCGGTCCGCACACCTGTCTTGAGATTCTGGTATGATGTTGACGGCGGTGTCGCGGGCAAAACCGGTGAGCCGGGATTTCATTTGTCATTAGCAGATAATCTAGGAGCTACCCTCCGCGTTGACACTTGGAATTGTGGAGCTGCAGGCGTAATAAGATACCCGGAGCTCCGTGGCTGGATGCATATTGTTCTTGCCGTAGAAAATTTTAATGACGCAGGCGTCGATGACGTCGCCGCTTGGAGCGGTCGCAAATTGTATATTAACGGGAAAGATCTTGGTGTTCCCGATGGTCATTTCACCCCTGGAGGCACCGACTTTCCTCTTGTCGCCCAGAAGGTCACCCGCGTTTACGCCGGTAATTCCGATCTCGCGGGTGGAGGTGGAAACATCGCTCTCGGGGAATTCGCGTGGTGGGATACCGCCCTCACACATGCGGAAGTTGGTGAGTTATACGATCGTGCCAAGACATCATTTAATAGCGGTTTCGTTTCAAATCCACCTCGTACTTCTCCCGAGATACAGTGTGGAGGTGATGCCTATCCAACAATTGCAAAATCAACCGATCAACGTCGCCTGAACGCATCAACTCCATTTTTTGACGATCAGGCACTGATGATAGATTATGGTCCTGTTTTAAGCGGATCGCAGTTTAATTATCCCACGCTGTTGAGGTCTGGTAGTCGATATATTGATAGTGTCGTTTCAACACCAAACACTGTTCCCGATATTTATGTTGCTAATTCACAAGCTAAAACCACCGCAATTTTCGGGGCTGGGCCACTAGTAGGTGAGACGTTAACGCTGACGTCGAGCGATGGGACTGGTCGCACATATACTGCCGCAGTGGTTGAAAATTTTCCGACTAATCACTTTGTAAGTTCTTCTCATCCAATGAATGGATTGAATCTAACGATGATTTCGCTAAAGCGGTGTATTGAAGATTCGGCAGGACATGATGGCAAAATTACATGTACGGTTGATCCTCCTAAATTCCATATGTTCCAAACTACACCGGGGTTGAAGGGTAATACAACTATTACACACGATTTCTCCGATGCTACAATCTCACCTTATACCTGGTGGTCTGCGTTTCAAGGAGGAACAGGCGCCACCGGTTCGCTTGGATCACAGACATCGAGGGTGGTGGGTGATTATCTTCCTGACACAAAAAGTTTCTCATCTCCCTATGCGGCATTTGACGATAGCCGAATTCCTGTGAATGTGAGTGAAGAAAAGACATATATTAGTGATTTTGCACCTGGCTTTACAAAAGATAAGGGTGATAGGATCATGATCGAAATCGACATCACACCCTCAGCACCAACGACGCTTCAAATCGTG